TCATCATAAAAAGATTCTCTTTGAGGTAAACAATATTCATATGCTTCTTCAAATTTATCTTTCCATTGACCTTTTAAATTATCAGCTTCTTTGTATCTTTTTAAAATAGCTTCTACTTTTTTATCTGTAGAAGTATTAGGTGCTATATCTGTATTTGTGTAAACCATTATACGAAAAACTCCCTTTTATTTGATGCTTCATCCATTCCATAACCAGCAAAAAATGTACCTGTTTTTTTAGTTGTTTTAGATTTCTTTTTATTATTATTTGTTGTTTGTATTGTATCACCCATAGCTAAATTTGCAGTTTTAGGATTTTCTGTTTGTTGTGATGATTGATCAACACTTCCCATAGCCATATTTGCTGTAAAACTTTTTCTATAATCACCATATTTACCTTTTTGATTAAGAGCGTCTGCTGAACCAGCCGCTAAAACTGAACTAACTGGGAAAGGAGAAAATACTGATAATGCACCTAACATAATATTTTTTGTTTTATTTTGAGATTCAAACATTTCTTCTGAAAGAGGAGTACTACCCATTACACCTCCACTAGCTCCAGTACCTACTGCACCACCAGTTTGAGTTTGACCAGCAGTATAAGAGCCATATTTAATTGCCCATCCTTTAGAAGTAAGCATATATCCACCACCACCAGTTTGTACAGCTTCACCAATATCAACTAAATATTGATTTGTTGCTGTTGATAAAGTACCTCCGTACATATGTGTTTGTTGTCCTTCAGGAGTAAAAGCATAAGAATTAACAATACCTTCGCTTGGATGATTAGTTTGATTAAAACCTATATTACTTTGTATTGTATTTGTTGCTGTTGACACATCATTAGGATTGGGTGTTACAGTATTATTATTTTGATTACTGCCTTGACCACCACCACCAGCTTTTTTATTTGTTGAAGTTGAATCGCCCATTACGATAAAATATTACCTTCATCATCATAAAAACCTTGACCACCAGCTTTAGAAAATAAAGAACGAGAACCTATCATACCTTTAGCCATTCTTCTTTTACGTTCAGCTCGTGCTTCTTCTTTTTCAACACGATCTTTTTCTTCTTGTTCCATCTGACGTTTAATCATTTTGTCAGTTTCTGTTTCCTGATATTTAGGTCTTTTTAATATGCCCATTATTTTTTCTTTTTAAATCCAGCTTTCATATTAGAATAAGCTTTAGCTGTAACTGTTGATTTAGATTTAGGTCTTGAAGTACCAGCTTTCTTTCTAGCGTTTATATTTGCGTATAATCCTTTTTTAGCCATTACTTTTTCTTTTTCTTTTTAGGTTTGCGTGTAGCAACCATGCATTTACATTGCTTCTTCATTACTTTTTCTTAGGTTTTTTAGCCATAACAACTTTTTTGCCTGATTTTTTAGCTTCAGCTTTTGCTTTTGCCATTCCTTTAGAACCATATGAAAACATTTTTTTACCAACTTTGGGCATAGAACTTCCTTTATTAATTGTTTTGTCCACAAAAATAGTAAATCCTATCTTTCGCAACGCACAAAATAGCTGATAGGGAGTAAATATCCAAAAATTACGTAAACCTATTAATCGTTGCATATAACTTACACAGCTATGTTCTTTTACCCACCATTCTCCTCTAAAGTTAGGTGTATCTTTTGCTTCTCCTTTAATAACCATTCCATGTAATCTTTTGACATAGCTTAATACTTTTTCTACTTCTTCATTATTCATTAATTCTACATTTAGTCTGCCATATAATCCTTCTATCATAATCCAACATTTAAAATCTGGTTGATAAGACATAGCTCCTACATGAGTGTAGCCTTTCTTTCGCCATTTGGTATACCAAGGAGGATTAAATGGAGTATAAAAAAATACTAGCCATTCAGACCGAATACGTTCCACGATTTCCTTTTTGGTTTGTCTACTTTATCAAATACATTCCATGATGTTTTAGCTTGAGTAGGGTTAATTGTTTTTTTACCATGAATTAAAGCACGTCCTTCACCAGCTCCCATTAATAAATATTGTAATGCGTCATGGACATGGGAATATCTATTTTTATTTGGCTTCTCATCAAAACGTTGTCCTGATGTTTGCATCCGTCTATAGTGATAACCACCATTAAAACCTTTTTTAAGATTTAAACACCTATCATCAAGTAAAAAACATGGCTTACCATCTGCCATTTTATTTAACATTGATTCAACTGATTCAATTCTAAGAGCAACATCATTACTAGGTGCTGGAAATGCTTTAATTCCAGCTTGTCGTAGCATTTGAAATGGTGTTCTTTCATCAGTTTGAGCTCTAAAATCTCCTGCTGGGTCGCCATATATTTCTAATTCATAGTTACGGAAATATTTTGCAATATCTTGTTTCATAGCTTCTGCAAATCTAACAGCACCCATATCAAAGCATACTAATTCATGAAGTATCTGCCATCTACCAGTTACTAATCGTTGTCCAAACACAGCACTAGGCGTTAATCCAAAGTCAATACCAATATATACTGTAGAGTTAGGATCAGGAAGTAATGGTTCTTTAGCTAAATGACTTTCAATTCTCCATGATGGATATACAGGTTTACCTTCTTCTAAAGACCCTAGTTTGTTTAAAACATAAACATCAATCCATCCTTTAGTTTTACCTTTAACAATATTACTATAATATTTGGGTGTTAAATTTTGTTTATTCTCAGCGTTTTCATTATCTTCGTAGCCAGTTAAATCACCTTGTTTATCTCGTTGTTCTTTCATGCCACCACCTTGCATATAGAAAGACCAGTTATCAGGTTTAATTAACATTAACGCTTCATCTCTTGATATATGATCTGGTACAGGCACTTCTCCAGCCATAATAGGCCACCAATGATCTTCTTCTGGTGCATTTGTATCGCATATAACTCCGTACCAAGACGCACCACCTTCACGCATAGAAGGAAATCTACCTACCCTCATAGTACAAGCATCAATAATGGACTTCGGAATCTCTCTAGCTTCATTTACCCATACTCCTGTCAGCTCTAAGGATAACAGTTTCTTCATATCTTCAGGTCTATCTAATGCTAGGAAGATAACCTCAATGTCTAAATCACCTCTTTTTATATGATGAGTGTAGGGAACTGACCATTTAAAGCGACCCCATGTATTTTCATCATACCAATCAAGCCATGTCTTAATAGTCGTTGTTTTAAGCTGTGGATTGGTATTTCTGATAACTGCCCAACGTGATTTACGAATACCATTTGGATTTTTTTTTTGCTGTAATGCCCTCCTAAATATTTCTACGCAACAAGCAACAGACTTACCACTTCCTACTGGGCCTCTTATTCCCCTAAAGAAGTCATCTGACTTCATAAATCTCTTTAATACTTCCCCATAAGGTTTGTATTTAAACTCTGTCACTTAACTTTACCTGAATCAACTCCAGCTTTTAAAAATTGTTCAACTACATTAGGAGCAAAGCTTTCAATTAACTTATCAGCTTCATAGTCGTTGATATGTTCGGTAGGGTAATTCTTTAAATGTACTTTTTTTACTATTGTTCTTAATCTTCTTCTATCTGTTAGGGAGATGCTTTGGAGGAAACTCATTATTATCCTTATATAATTGTTTACGTAGGTCTGATTTTTCTTCTAAATGCCTTTCTAAGCTGTCAACTAATATCTTATTTTGTTCTTTGAGGTCTTTGATTTCTTTTTCTAACTGAGTCATTTTTTTGTCCATTTTGTTTGGGGTGAAAGAAAACCACTTTAAACAAAAAAAATATATTGGGTACTCACATTAACAATTCCATGCTCTCAAAGATTTAGATAGTCTATCCTTTCCAGTATTATTACTTGGCTTCTGACGTTTACGCATCCCTTTCATTCTTGCACAGAAAGACTTTCTTCTTTTACTTCCCTTTTTCTTGGTAGGTGCTTTGAGATTACCACCAGTAGCTTTATTATAACTAGCTCTACCTTTGGCGTTTAATCCGCCTTTAGGATTCTTCCCTTCTTTTCGTTGCCATGCTGGTGTTGCCATGAGGTACTTTTAGAATATAAAATATATTTTGTGTACTCACATGCCGTGTACACCAACTAATCTGACTGCTCTAACGTGCTTTTTTTAAGCTCTAATGTTTGTATAGGATATATATATAGTAACACAGTTACGTTTTTTGCCCCCCACCCCTCTTTGGGGGCAAAGTATTTATGTGAGATCAATATTGATTTTTATATCACCAGTTACGTCATGTTGTATTCGTTCTGGTGCTCGTATACCAGCTCTGTCTAGTAAATCTCT